GCTTCAATTACAGTTGATGCTGATGGTAGAATTACTGCAGCTTCTTCTGGATCAGCGGGAGCTGGTGCATTTATACCAACAAGAATATCTATAGGACCAACTTCAGGAACACATACCGCAGCACCAAATGCAAATAGACTTGGTGTTTATTTATTTGCAGCTGGAGGTGGAGGAGGTTCCGGAAGAGGTCTGGGTATGTGTGATGGAGTAGCCAGAGGAGGTACTGGAGGTACTGGAGGATTTGGTTTTTATAATAAACCTATAACACAACCTTTCTCTCAACCGTTTACACTTGGTGGATCTGGTAATGCTGGACCCATGGCAAATATACAAGCAGGTAATTCTGGTGGAAATGCTGTTTTTACAAATGTTGGAACGGCAAATGGCGGAAACGGTAGCCCTAGCCCTGGTAGCGGATCACCTGGAAATGCACCTGGTGCAGATCTTACCTACCCATATTCGGATTTTGTTGTTGGTATGAGTTATTCAACTGGAGGATCAGGATCAATGTCTAACACAATGGCTCCAGGTAGCCCAAGTGCACTTATTGTATTTGAAAACACGGGAACTTAGAAATGTCATATTTAATTTTTCAAAAAAATAATAATTTATATAAAATTGCAGACAATCAAGTTGATTTAGATAATTTAAATATTATTAAATCAGATTATACAATTGTTGAAATAAATCAAAATGATTTTAATGATATTAAATTTGGTATTAAACAACCTACAATAAAAGAAGATGGTACAATAGAATATATAATTTTTACACCGTCGCGCTTTTGTTATAAATTTTTAGATGAGGCAGATTTAAAAAATAATATTTTACTAATAAAAAAACAAATACAAATGTTTTTAGATAACAACCCTAATCATCCTAAATTTAATATTTGGAATAATTATAATATTCAATTAAATAGTTTTGTTTCAACAACCTATCAATACCCTCTAAATAAATCAATTGAACAATGTTTTAATGATTTAGGGCAACCTTCATTAAATATTTTACAACTTCCTTAAAATTTGCTATATAACTAGCATGTTTGATAAAGAAATAGAGTTTAGTGCTCACGAAGATTATTTTTCTTTAAAAGAAGATTATCCAATTCCAACAAAATTAAATATACCAGAATGGTATAAAAAATTAGATCATACAGTCTTAAATAAAACAGTTAAAGGATGCATGCCGTTTCTAGATTCTTTAACAGCAGGTTATGTTTTAAAAATGCCTCAAGATTTTAATATAAGACATAACGTAGATAATAAAAATGAGAAAGGTGAAACATTTAAAGATTCATTTCAAACTTTTGGACTTCATGATCAACAACAATGGTTACATGCAAAATATATAAATTTAAATTCTGGAATAGACACTCATTCTTTAAAACAAGTTGAAGGGTCTCCTTTTATCGAAAAAAATAAAAATTTACCTTTTTATAAAATAATAAATCCTTGGAAAATAAAAACACCAAAAGGATATTCTTGTCTTTTTGTACCACCATTAAATAATTCTGATGATAGATTTTCAATTATACCTGCAATTGTAGATACGGATAGTCACCCTATAGAGATAAATTTTCCAATTGTTATAAATGGCGATAAATATCCTGTGCTTGAAACAACTATTAAAAAGGGAACTTCTTATGTTCAAGTCATTCCTTTTAAAAGAGATTCTTGGAAAATGATTATAAAACCTAGAAAACAAAAAGAAATACAGAACTCTAGACTTTTTTATGGAATGAAGTTATTAAATACATATAAAGAAAGATATTGGAATAAGAAATCATGGAAATAAAAAATTTTATTAAAATTTATGATGAAGTACTTCCTTGGAATGTAGTATCTAATTTAATACGCTTTGCAAATGTTTCTAATTTTAGAGAAGCTAAAATTGGAGGTGGCAATGAAAATAAAAAAGATTTTAATGTAAGAAGAACTTATACTTTACCCTTATCAAATTTAAATGATTCTTTATCTAATGTTCATTGGTTTAATCTACTTAATTTTTATTTTAACAAAAATTTAAAACAGTATCAATTTGATAATAATATTCTAGATTATGGATATATGAATGTTTTTGATATTGAAATTTTAAAATATGAAAATACAGGTTTTTATACTTGGCATGTTGATCACTTTGCAGAAATACCTAGAACAATGAGTTGTATATTACTATTAAATAATGATTATGAAGGTGGGAATATTTGTTTTAGAAATCCGGATGGAAGTGGTGAATGGGAAGTAGAAGTTAAACCAAATAGAATGATTATTTGGCCAAGTAATTTTCTGTATCCACATACAGTAAAACCAGTGACGAAAGGTAAAAGGTATTCAGTTGTAGCATGGGCTCTATAAAAGATTTCAAATATAAATTAATAAAAAATTTCTTAACAAAAGAAGAAATTAAATTATTAACAGATTATTGTAGGATTAAACACAGATTAAATTTTAATTCTTTTGATTTTGTTCAAAATGATAATGGAGATACTTATTTTTACGGAGATCCGCTAATGGAATCATTAATGGTTAATAAATTAGAATTAATGCAAAAAGAAACAGGTTTAGAATTATTACCGACATATGCATTCTGGAGAATGTATACAATTAATGCAGATTTAAAAAAACATAAAGACAGGCCCGCTTGTGAAGTAAGTGTGACTGTAATGATTGGTTCAGATGGAACTAAATGGCCCATATATATGGATGGAACAGAAATAAATATGGAACCAGGGGACGCTGCAATATATTTAGGTTGTGAAGTAGAACATTGGAGAGAAGAGTTTAAAGGGGATTGGCAAGCACAAACTTTTTTACATTACGTAGATAAAAATGGATTAAATAAAGAATGGGTTAAAGACAAAAGACAATTATATGGTGTAAATAAATGAATTATAATTTAATAGTAAAGGATAAAATTTTAGAAACATATATTTTAACAAGTAAAATTTATGATAATGATCTTATGAATAATTTAATTAATGTTGTAAAAGAAACAAAAGATAATGAATTAAGTTACAAAACGCATGTAAAAGGACATTTTACTGGATTTAATTCTTTAAATAATAATACACATTTTGTTAATTTTTTAAAATTAATTCAACCCACTATTTATTTGATATATAAAAATGATTTTATAATTTCTGAAGCATGGGGTAATATAATTAAAAAAGGGGACGAAGTTACTGAACATGACCATGGTGATATGGTTTTTTCAGGAATTTTATATCTAAGTGACGATGGTCCTGGTACATACTTTAGGGATTATGATTTGACTATTAATGAAGAAAAAGGTAAATTTATTTTATTTCACAGTAATTTATTACACTCTGTAAAAAAAATAAATCAAGAAATTGAAAGAATTACTATTGCTTTTAATATGAGAGGAATTAAACCTTGGGATTCTAAAAATCAATTTGAATATGTAAATAAAAAAAATGAAATTTAAACAATATAAAGACGGTTCTTGTGACATTGAGTTTTCTATTAAAGAAAGATGGATTATTTTAAAAAAAGGTAAAATTTATTTATCTGATGAAATGTTGAGACATTTTGGTAATAATTTAGTTAAGATAGTTGCGGATTGGCAATTAAAATTTAATGAAGATGTTGCTAGTAAACAATCAACAAGTGGCACTGAAATTAAAACAAAATGAGTTTGGTAGAAAACCATATTTTCGTTAGTCCAATTTATTTTGATGAAAAAAAAGATTGGGTAGATAAATTAAATAAATTTACAGATCCATACATTAATAAATCACGAGATACAAATAAACAAAATCTTGTAAATAACAAAGATTTTGGAATAGTACATCATTCTACATTCTTAACTAAAGACGAAAATTTTAAAGATTTTTTACAATATATAAATAGTAATGCTTTTGATATATTAAATAATCAAGGTTTTAATCTTACAGATTACTTTTTAGCTACAACAGAACTTTGGGTTCAAGAATTTCCAAGTTTAGGAGGTGGAAATCATAACACACACATTCATTGGAATGGACATATATCAGGATTTTATTTTTTAAAGTGCTCTGATAAAACATCGTACCCTGTTTTTCATGATCCAAGATCAGGTCGAATGATGAATTTACTTCCTGAAAAAGATCAATCTCAAATTACACTAGCTTCTTCTTCCGTTAATTTTAAACCAGAACCAGGCACTTTTATTTTTTTTAATTCATATCAACAACATGAATTTGTAGTAGATCATGGAATTGAACCTTTTAGATTCATACATTTTAATATACAGGCCTTTCCAAAAGAAATATTAAAATATAGTAAATAACTCCGTATTTCATCTTAACTCAATATAAGGTATAATGCCTTATGCCTTTAAAAAAGATACCATTAGCCCCTGGCTTTGATAAACAAGACACTGCATCTCAAGCAGAAGGTCGTTGGATAGATGGAGATTATGTTCGCTTTCGTTATTCTAATCCTGAAAAAATAGGGGGATGGCAACAATTATTACCAGAATTATTAGTAGGTTCTGCCAGAGAACAGTTTATTTGGTCAGATCTTAAAGGAAATCGTTATGCAGCCATTGGCACAAATAAGTTATTAGTTATTTATTTTGAAGGTCAATATTATGATATTACACCATTAGATACTCCATTAACAAGTTGCACTTTTACATCTACTACTGGATCTGCAATAGTTACAGTTAATAAAGCAGGACATGATTTAGAAATTGGAGATATTATTAAACTTACATCTGTATCTCTTCCTGGTGGAGGGGTTACTACTTATACAACTTCTGATTTTACAACTAATTTATTTGAAGTACAAACAACACCTAGTTCTGGTACTTTTACTATTACAATGCTTACAAACGAAGCTGGAACTGGAATGACAGCTCAAGGTTCTGCAACAACTAATCCTTATTATAATTTTGGTCCATTTGGTCAAACTTATGGATATGGTTATGGTACAGCTAACTGGGGTGGATTTAGTTCAACAGTTACTCAAAATCAATTAAATGGATCTATTAATAATTCTCAAGCAACTATTACAGTTGATTCCACAACTGGTTTTCCAGCGTCAGGTACAATATTAATTGATTCTGAATTAATAACTTATACAGCTAAAACAGCAACAGATTTTACAGGGTGCGTTAGAGGAGTTGAAGGAACAGCGGCTGCTTCTCATAATGATAACACAAAAGTTTACGATGCAGATACATTTGTAGGATGGGGACAATCTTCTTCAGTTCAAACTCCTATTCGATTAGATCCTGCATCTTGGTCGTTAGATAATTTTGGAGAAATATTAATTGCTACAATGCATAATGGTCCTACATTTATTTGGGATCCTACAAATACAGGTCTTGGAGGAAGAGCAACAATTAATACTAATATGCCTATTAAATCTGTAATGACTATTGTTTCAGATAGAGATAGACACGTAATTCATTTAGGAACGTGTACTACAATTAATAATGGTGCAACTCAAGATAAGATGTTTATTCGTTTTTCTGATCAAGAAGATTATAATGTTTATCAACCTACATCAACGAACACCGCTGGAACATTTAGACTAGATGATGGAACTAAAATTATAGGAGCTGTTAAAGCTAAAGATTATATATTAATTCTTACAGATAGTGCTGCATATACTATGCAGTTTGTTGGTCCTCCTTATACTTTTACTATTAGAAAAG